GTACTTCCTTGAACACTACGCCTTCACGTAGATGACCAGTGAAACCGATAACTGATTTGCCGTCAGCATAATCAAGAAGTTGTGGGATATCCGTAATCTTCAAGGTGTCATACAATGTAGCAGATTCTTCAATTACCGGTGCATGCTTCAGACCCATACGAGCAATCAACTCACGTCGAGCTTGTGGTCGTAGGTACTCACCGGTTTGAATGTTGTACACATCAAAGACACGGAATTCAGTTTCTGATAAACCGTAAATGTTATCTTGAATGCCTGGGCCAACTAATTCACCTTGAATAGCGAAATCCCAGAATTCATCGACAGCTTTCATCTTTGCTTCGATATCATCTTTGCGAGCTCTATCCCAGAACGAGTTGCCTTCGGTTTCCTTTAGGTTCAGGTTGCGTGAACATACGCCGAACTCCATAACATCATCTACCTTCATTTGGTAAACGGTCATTGAAGAACCTTCGCACTTTTCAGTGATTTCGAAAGCAGTACCTGCTTCGTTGGCTTGGGTAATTTCTTTCTTTAAGTTTTGGCAACGTTCTTGATCTGTCTTTGGAATCTTTGATGGGAAGTTACCTTTGCAAACACCAGCCAATTGAGCAGGAATTGCTTTTTCCCATTTCTTAATACCTAACCATTCAGTTACATCATCACCTTCTTGTACTGGTGACCAACAACCTGCATTCTTAATTGCTTCTTCCAAAGGAATCAGCAAACCTTGAGAGATTTGACCACGAAGTTTAATAGTCTTTAGACGTTCGCCTTCAACGCCTTCAAAAACTTTCGGGTAGTGACCAGCTTTTGTTAGAAATGGCGCGACCTTAGATGGAATCCAAGAGTCGATTTCAAAATAAACTGCTAGATCACCAACGTTGTACAAACCCTTTTGTGCAACAACTTTCCAACCACCCACGGTGGCTACTTCAATTTTATCAGCTCCTTCGATAGGATCAAGAGCATCAATTTTTCGAATACACGCCAATTTTCTCATTTTCTTTCCTTTCATTCAATAACACGAATAATTTTTAACCACATCTTGAATTCTTTTTGAGTCCAAATTCCTTGGCGAATCCAATAGTGAATCTTTTCAACATTTAGGTCTGCGATCTCATCATCAGTTAGCAAACCTTTGATTTTAATATCAGAACCATGAATGCCTTTACGTTTAATGCGCATACGCATTTGTTCAAACTGAGTCATTTTAACTTTCATTAAATAGATGTTGAGGGACTGAACCAAACAACTTATATAAGATGCCGCTTGATGTACTAGCAACAGCGAGTTTCATGTTCTTCCTCGCGGCTTGCAATTTGTAATAGTCACGAGCAATCCGATTTCTTTGATTGCCTCGGCTATTGTTACATTGAAAGCAAGCAGCAACTAAGTTTGATTTTGACTCAATCTTTTTATTCCGAGGACTTGCCCACTTATCAAGCAAGTGCTCAATTGTTGCGTGCTGACTAGAACTCGTAATGCTGTTCATTTCACAAGCACAATAATAGCACTTGTTATTTTGTTTTGCAGTTAAACTTAAAAGAGACATAACTTTCGTTGTTTGATTTGATAGATTAATTATACCACAGATTTATTAAATTTTGACATTTTGTATCGCTCTTGCCCAAGATTTATACACAATTGACGAAGGTTATAATTATGATCTTTGATTTCCTTAGAGGCATCTTTGCCTTCTGGAATAAACTGTAACCTAATGTATTCAAGTTGTTTTGTTGTACTATCCCATTGGCATGACTTACAAATTACGCGACGCTTATAACCGATGAACCGTTCTTTACATTCAATGCATCGACAGTAATACATTCCATTTTCATGCGGCCAATCTTCTGGCCAATCATGCTTTGATAGTGTTGGTCGCATTGGATTGTTCATATTCTTTTTGGATTGCTTGTTCAGCCTTATAGGCAATATAAGCCGTTAGAAGTTCAGCATTTGTTTCTTTTTCTAGGCATTCCTGCTTGTAGTTGGAGATTGTACAGCATCGGCAAGTAAGATGCATGTGCTTTTTGCCTTTTAGCTTAAACTGACCCGCGTCCCATCTTGTCTTCATAAAGCGCCTTTCCTTTAGCTGCATCAACCATTCGACGATTATTCACATCTTCAATGAATTTTGCATTTGGTCGTTTAATGACATAAGCCAATCTTCCACCAAAATAAACTGCAAATTCACCAGTAAGATCTGATTCAATAATCGTCACATAAGCAGATGTCATTGCTGCTCCGCCTATGCCACCAAAGCCTAGTGCGGTTGATCCCCAAGTTTGGATGAACATTGCAAAGACCGACATATCATAATCAGTATGCTTACGAGTTTTTTCAACTAAACAATCAGACGGACCCATGAATGTATTTGTACGACGTTCTTCATCATACATTTTCTTTTGTTCTTCTTTAGAAAGTTTATCAAAAACTGTCCTACGCCATTTATCATACTTGGGCCAATCACGATCTTTGTACTTGTACTCTGAAAAACCTTCGTATGCTGCATGACCCATGCAACCGTGCAATGTACTAATAGGACATCCGGCTTTCATATAATCTTTCCAATACTTGCGTAGATTAATTCGTCGAGTTCTTTTTGATAATCTTTACCACAACGACGTTGGTGCCAGATTTTGATGATTAAAGCTTTTGTTGCTTCAGGATCTGAAAATCCACCAGGGACTTCCAAGTTACGACGTTCAAGTTCATCGATTAGATCTTCATCATAAATATCGGCAAGATCAACTTCGACATCTACATTAATATTTACATATCGTGACATATATTCCCTTATGGATTTACCAAGAATGTTTCAACATGAGCATAACCAAAGTTTTCAAAGTATCCAGCAGCTGGGTTACTTTGCTTCAACTTTTCTCTGCCATCAACTTCAAATTCAATTGAAAATGCTGGGTTGCATTTTTCATTTTCTTCTTCGTATTGTTGCTTAGCTTTCATTGCCAGGGCCGCATCTTTAAATACCCAGATGATTTCACCAACGCCGCGTGCTCGACCAAACGAATCGCCTGTGTCATAAGTAATGTATAAAACAAAAACGGGTTCACCGGCCTTTACATCAACTAAGCAACCAAGTTTTTCTTCGTAGTAATCACCGCTGCTTGTCAAACTTACGCGACGAACGCTAAAATCATACGATTCACGCCATTCGCCATACATCTCACCTGAGCGATAACTATCAGTGCAATTTTTATCGTATTGTACATATAATTCTGTCATATTATTCCTTAACGCGGTACTTCAACCAACATAAAAATTTTCCAATCTTCATCTGGACTTTGTTCTTTTACATACTTTAGAAAATTCTCAGCTTCTTCTATAGTACCAGAATGAACTTCGTTATGGTATGTATAGCAGCCAACCGAATCCTTTACTTTATGATCCCAGTAGTGACCAACTGCATAACTGAATTTTTTCTTTGGCGGCTTCTTGTAATAAGCACGAACTTTTTTCTGAAGTTCTTTCCAAGCAATTTCTTTATTTGCAAAGTCAGAACGTTGCATACCAGCTCGTGCGAATAAACCGCTTGGTTTATGTTCAATCATAACTACACGATGAGGAGCGCCAAATCCAGCCGGCACTAACTCAACACTTACGGTAATATCTTCAGGTTTTAGTTTCATCTTGACTTCCAAATCTTTCAATCAATGTCTCAGCTGCAAAGTGGTCATCTAATTCGTCCATCAAAAATTTAGCGCAATCTTTGATAATCAGATGATAAAACTTTTCAATTTTGTCGTCCCAAAGTTCAATGCATTCTCTATATTGAACAGGATTGCTTGCTAAGTTATGCGTACTGAAACTTCCACCAGCACGCTTTACAAGTTCACGAACGTTTTCTTTCATACTGTCACTAATGCTACTAAACCAATGTATGTCAAAGCATGCAGAAGTTGGTCAACACCTAAAAGCCACCAGAATTCTTCATGTGTGTCGGCTTTCCAACCACATTGTTTATTGATATTCATCTTTGCCCAATCAATATGATAGTGCAAGAATGCGTCCATTACACCAAGAATCAAACATGCTAGTGGGGCATACCAATAGAAGCACATTGCTGTACCGATACCATGAAGTCCTGAATGGATTATACCGCCTGGGTGGCCGTAAGTTCCTTTGTTCATCCATTGATACGGTTTCTGCAAAGGGAAGTCAACAATAAAGTGTTTCAAAAATAGAAACGTGATTAAGAATAATGTATCATTCATTCTCTATATCCATTTCAACATCAAATTCACAACCGCAAGCAGTACAAAGAAGTTCATCAATTGAAGATGATTCATTAACTGGTGAGGACTCATAAATCAGTTCACCTTCATTGTTATATGCTTTATCACCTTCTTGACAGATACCACAAATATGTTTGAATAACTCTTTGTGTAATTCGTCTTTGGTTTGGAATTCTTTTTCCCAACCAGGCGCAGACAGTTTGAACAGCTTATGCATATTATGACCAGATTAAAGAAAGCATAGTCGCAACTAATGCAACGAAACCAACCATTACACCTAACCCACCAATAAGTTTGATAATAATTAGGGGTGTCCCAGACGGCAGTGTTGCATCTTCAATAATTGTACATACGACAAAGATTATAAGACACGTTGCAAAAATTTTAAATGCAATAATAGACATATTAACCTTTAACAGAGGGAGTTGTGATTCGTTCAAATGCTTCTACACGAGCTTTAAGTTCCATGTAGAAAGTTTGGTATTTTGCAATACGAGCGATGTCTTTCTCCGTGACACCTTTCAGTCGACGAATGTCTGTGTTGTGTCGCAAGTCAGCCATCTTAACACGCATAGCATCGATGTTTGAACAAACACAATCTTTATATTCTTCGTATGTTTGTCCACGTTGTTTTGTTAGTGCTTTGACACCCTTGATAACTCGTTCAGTCATACCAGCATCGCGAAAATCTTGATATGTTGTATTCGTATCTTCAATTACATCATGGCCTAAAGCCATACACATCAGTTCTTCATCATCAGTTTTCAGATAATGCATAACTTTCAATGGGTGCAAGATGTAAGGATTACCACCCTTATCAAATTGGCCATGATGAGCGTTCACAGCAATGTGAAGCATCTTATCTAACATCTCGCCCTTTTTCATATATCACCTTCATAATTCTTTGGAACGATTAGCCCACTATCAAGCTCAATGCCGTTGATAGTATGGGGTTCATTTTCATCATAAGTCCATCCAAGTACTTTCATCATCTTGTGTTTAACCAACAAGTTAGGACTACGGAAAACTTCAGTATCTTGGAATCCCATCATTACGCCAACTTCACAAACTGCACCGCTGCGACATACACCTGCGACACAATGAACAATAACATCCATTCGTTCTTCAAAAGCATGCTGAAGAAGGCGAACAAGTTCTTGTGCTTGTTCGTCTGTGATTTTAAAATCTTCACCCCAAGGATCATTCTTTTCAAGGTCAAGAAATTCAAACTGATGAACTTCTTTAAACTTATGAGCAGGAATTGGAAATGTCATCGCTGGGTCGACGATCTGAATGAGCATCGAGTTTTCTCCAACGGAAACATGGTGCTTCTTTGGAATGTCAGCGAGTGCTACATTTTGAATCCACATATTAATCTTTCAAAAATTTAATTATACAGTACATGCAATTAAAAAGGCCCGAAGGCCTTTTCTTATGTGTTCGAGTTTGCGCGAACTTCGTCGAATGTAATCTCGTTATATAGTTTACCGTTACTAAATGTAGTCACAAGTGCCTCAGCCCAACCGCCAATGCCCTTATCGGTCCAACCCGTAGGGGGATTTACACCTGATGCAAATTCACCACCAGAGTTAGTCCACAATGTTACTCGGCCAGCTTTTGATTTCTTACCAGAGTCGGTGATAGGATCTTTCTGAACATCAATCCATTTGCCATCAATACAAGCACTAGAACATTTCATGGCAAACTTCTGTGTGTCACGGTTAATGCCTTGAAGTAATGCGCCACCCATACCGAATGCGATGTTATCAGCAGAGAAGTTCAATACTGTGAAGTGACCAAGGATGTTACGAATAACTCGTTCATTGATACCATCACCTTGAATCAAGCGAACATTGTTCAAGACTTTGTAACCTTTGTCATTGATTGTGAATCCGAATTTCTTAGCAAGGATTTGGACCAATTTGACGCATACGGCTTCAGGATCACCAGAGTCGGGTCGGATAACCACCGTTGCACCGCTATTGATAACTTCTGCCTTGAGTTCGTCACCCCAGATATTTTCACCTGCGTTGAATACGTCATATGAATCACTTACCACTGCGATTGTGGCTCCTTGCTTTGCGAATTGCTGCAGCATGTTTCGGTAGGCTTTGGACTCGTTTTCTCGTCCCCAACTTGTGATTGTGCTATGTTCGGCTGCTGGGATTGAGAATCCTGCGATTCCGGCGTTATAGTATTCACGAGCAAAAAGAATGCCACTAATAGTGTCTGAACCCATAAAGTTAACGAGGTGGGCTGCTCCTCCAAGTCCTGCAGACTCGAGAGAAGATACGCCACGAGCGCCAAAGTCATGAAGTTTAAAGTTAATACCATTGATATCTCCGGTTCTTTCCAAGAAGCCCGCAATCACGTTCTTAATGGATTTTGATTGTGTTGCCACTGTTGTTGGGTACCATACTGCTCGAAGCAATGCAGTCTCCAAATAAGTGGTTAGCCAGAAACATTCAGGATCCGTGTTTTCAATAGTCGCCAATACGTTCTTAACAGGTACCACTGTGCCTTCAGGAACAGCCCGGATAACGACAGGAAGGTAACCTCCGTGCACCCGTAGAATGTACTCCCATCCTTGTCGGTTAAAGGGTTCTCCGTGAGCAGTGAGAATCTCGTCAGCAATATCAATGTCGGCTTGTGTGATAGGCTCAAGTAAATATTCCTTAATGAATGCTTGCAAACCGAAGAATACGGTTTCATCATAAACGCCACCACGTGACTCGATGTAACTATACACACCTGTTGTATTTGCTGGATATTGTTTGAACATAGACGTTTTGTATGAGTCAGTGTTCAATAGAATGTTCTTTGTTAGTTTCATGATAAACTCCTTATCGTTTGTTGATGTTTTATTATATACTAGTTTAATTAAAGTATATCTATTTTATGTGTTTCAGGACTTAACTACTTCTTTAACTTCTTTGATTAGTTCGTCAAAGCTGTTAACTAAAGTAATACCGTATCGCTGGCACACAATTTCTACGTTACCTTTGCGCCAAAATCCATCTGGGCAGCACACAATAACATTATCTTTCTTTGCAAATAACCCTAGTTCCATCAAGGTAATCGGGCTCTTTGTACTTGGATCAAAATAGAATACCACCAAGTCGCTGTACTCAAGTGCATCTAATTCCCAATTAACTTGTTCATTGAACTGAGGGTTAGATGCCTCTTGCACCCAAGATGAATCCCAATCATCGCGTCGTGGATTCAAAAATCGTAAGTTGGTATCTTCAAATTCTTTAACCAATCGTTCTTGCCAATGTTCGGCAGTACCCATTTCGATACTGCCGCCCAAGAAGATATTGCAAGTCATCCAATCGGAATTTTTGTAATATAGTTCTGGTGACTTGATGTGCTTCATGCTGTCTCCAAGTTCCACTCTTTTGGAGTGTGAATTTTTTGCATGCCGCAACCAACCGATGGTTTTACGTGTTCTGGATGATCTGCCATCCAATCTTGCACATACCATAGTTGGCCGCATCCACCACCAATTGTATCTTGGCCAGCAGGATCAAATACTCTTACATTATAACCCTCATTTAGCAATTGGTTACCAAACTCTATTGCTAAATTGCGTTGATAATTATTTGTTGCTTCAGCATGGGCATCACGTTCACAGATAACTGAGACGGTTGCTTCCCAAATTCGTGGATGATATAGTTTCAACAAACGTTGAACATCTTCATCTTTATCGTTACCTTCGTGAGCGCAGTAATTGAAATACGGTTTACGACCAGTTTCCAAATGCCAACGAACACCAACATCAGCGATTTCTTGGAGATTCAATTTCTTATCAAATGGAATCAACTTATCACGAGCTTCATCTGTACTTTCGTGAATGCTGAATTGCAAACCAACTGTTGGAATTCGTTTGCTCATTTCGATGATCCATTGATAGCTTACCTTAGGACCTGATGAACTAATTAGTAGAGCAGCATTTGGGTACTTCTCATAAAGAATATCGAATGCTTGTTCAAGGTTCTTGTTCAAAGCAGGTTCGCCCATAGACATAACCATGATTTGCAACTTCTTGATTGATTGTGGATGCAATCCATCAATCTGTGTTTCAAGAATATATTCTGCTTGTGCTACGATTTCATCGGCGGTAAGGCTTCGAACGAAGTAATCTCCAGTCCCGCAAAAGCGACAGCCCATAGGACAACCGCACATAGTACTAATACAAAGAACAGTACGTTCATCATAGGTTGGATAACGGTAAAGTACTGACTCAATTGCGATGTCATCTTTCTCAAATACGTATTTTTTAACATGTTCTTTTTCGTCTTCAAAGACATTAATATTTTTCCATTGATGTTGCATAGTAAGCTCCTTACAGTTTTGCGAAAGCGGGAATAGGCATTACACCTGTTACTTTTGAGATGATGTCTTTATGATCATCATACATTTCAATGTTATTCAAAGCGTCAGTTAGCGGAATCCATTTACAAAGTGCTGCATCATCTGCACCATTCGCACGAGGTAAAGAACCATCAGGATTAGGACTGATTCGCATGTACACAGCCATTGTATTTCGAGGAATACCAAATGAACGTGATGGATCATCAAACAATTCAGTCTTTACAATAGAACCGCGTAGAACCTTTTCTGGGACTCTTACATTTGTTTCTTCTTGTAATTCTCGGATTGCGCAGGATAGAAAAGTTTCACGTTGATTACGAAAGCCTCCTGGCAATGCCCAAGCACCTCGGCCTGGACTAAACTTGCGTTGGATGAGGAGAACGTGACCTTGGCATTCGAGAATGGCATCACTACAGTTGAAGTTGAGTGTTTCTGGGAATGGGTAGTTTGCAAATAGTGCCGTCTCTTTCTTGTAGAATTCGTAATCACCCCTTACGGTTTCTGGCATGTCTGGATCATCTGTCTCAAACATACGTTTACGAATTGCTGTTGCGTTGATTTTGTATTCAGCTTCAATGCTTTTAAATCGCAGTTCTGGGAACCACTTTAAATAATCATTACCATCTTTTAAATGGCCGAACAAAATTGGTGATTCAATTTCGTAATGCTCAATTGTTGAGCGTACATCTGACATCCATTGGGTGTCAGAATATTTGTAATCATTTAATGGGACGATTTCGAAGTTTGAAATTCGGTGCGCCCATAACTTTGAACGAATCATATTTACTCGTTCTTGATATGTCCATGGGTTACGAATACTTCGGCATTGGTTAGCAGAACCAACGAAGATGTAGAGTTTGTCTACTTGGGAAGCAGCAATACCCAGCGCGTGGATATGCCCTTGGTGTATGGGCTGGAAACGCCCAATAAAGATACCATTTTTCATTTTCTAAACTCCTTAGAAATATAACGATAGACTGCCTACCGTTGATTTATTTATTATAACACGATTTGATTAATTTATTCGCTTGTTTTAAATTTAATCTTAAAACATGTCTTATCTTTGAACTTACGATATGCAAGTGCGATGAAACCTGGCGGCCGATTACGCTTTTCATGTGTACCGTACATTACTTTTTTGAATCCGTTGTGAATTGACGGAAGTGCTTTTTCAAACAAAAACCAAAGCATCAAAAGCATTAACATGATTCCGATAATGGCAACATATATCGTGCATGTGATTTCACCCCAAAGACTTAGTGTTACATCGTTTGTAAAATAGTTGTACACTTCATATAGCATATTGCCAGTTAGCCCAATTGCCGTTAGTCCTGCACCAGCAGCCAATGCAAACCAAAATAGTCCTTGTAGAACTGCTTGTGTATATGAGCAAAGATCATTATCATCTCGCCACTCTCGAACTCGTCGTGTACCAAAGTTAGACAACCAAAAGTGCCACGAGTTAGTTTTTAATTCAAATTCCATCATTTTCTTTCCTTCACCATTTAATTAACATGTATGGGTGATCTTCATATTTTACTTCATCATCCATAGAACCTAAACCGCCGCCAACCTTGATATTACGAGTATCAATTACCAGCATAAAACCATGACGTTTAAGTTCTTTTTCGATTAGTCGTTGAACTGGATTAAGCTCTGGTGGATAGAAGGGTTTCTTTTCAATGTTTACCCAATCATCATGATAAAGTACATCAGCAGGATAAAGTTCTCGTTTGCCCAGTGATGCCGCTTCACGAATCTTTTCACCTAACTTATCAAGGCGCTGATCTAACACCGCTTTACTTTGCTCAACCAATTGACGAGCTTCTTGAGCATTGATGTTCATTCTTCAACTCCGAAATGTTCCATTGCTGTGTACTTACCCGCTTTGATAATACCTTTAGCATCATGAAAACGACCGTCATTGATAACAACATCAAATGCTGCTTTTAGCATTAACTCGGCGAACTTTTCCTTGTCAAAAGTTACACGATCAAATCCATTATCAACTCCATGCTCAACGGTGGTGGCTTGCTCAATTAGTTCTTGAATTTGATTGTTCATATCAGTACTCCATGTTACCAAGACGGTCAAATGTGCTCACGCCACGGCGCTTGGCATTGATGTAGACAATGTTCTTTTGACTGTAACGCTTTTCTTTAACGTCATCTTCATCAACAAACTGGTTACATTCCCAGCCAATATATTGCTTGTAGCTTTGACGCAGTTCAGCAATTTCTTCAGCATCAAATTGAATGTCCCAATTTTTAAGTTCATGACAGCGTTGAAGACGAACCCGTTCAACATAGTTTTGGAATGTCTGCTTGACAAGAGTGGCCGGAACCAATTCTTTATCAACGTCCATCCAATCACCAACCATACCATTCCAAAGTTTGATATCTGGATTGCCAGGGATAGCGTTCAAAAGTTCAATCAGTTGTGACTTTTTCATGTTTGTATCCAAAGTATTCTTGATTAGTAAACTTCTTTGATGATATCAAAGTCAGATTTTGGAAACTTCTCTTTGAATTCATCTGTCTTGACGTATTCATTGTATGACTTGGCATCAAAGAATACTTTCTTCAATACAGATACGTGATTGTTTTTTGGACATACTGTCAAGTAGATCGAAGTTGCTTTACCGGCCATGATTAGTTCCTTTAAGTTGTTGATAGATTTATTATACCACAGAAAATGATTAAATTGGATCTTTGATGCAAGTTTTTCCGGTATTTGTGTAAAAATCTTCATTCCAATGTTTTGTGTAAACGACACCGTTGACACATTTTGCCATCGGTGTGCCTTCTTTCTTGCCACACCCAACAAGTAATACCATTGTTATAAGTACAAGAAATTTCATTAATATTTACTCACGGTTACTTTGTCACGACATTCTGGACATTCGATGAAATGATACACATCACGCCCACCACCATAGTCAACTTCAACACGTTCCTGGATATCACGAGGAACATATTCCAATGTGCATCCGCAGTTTTTACAAACTACTTCTTTAACTACACTTCGGTGTGGGGGTTTACTTACTACTGTTACCATTATTTCGTTCCTTCTGTCTTTTCAAATTTCTTCTTAAGACGTTCGTATGTTGCGAGTTCTTTTTCTTCCTTGGTCTTCTTAGCTTTTGCTTGCTTTTCTTTTTCAGCCTCGAATTCTTTGCGGCGCTTGTTATACTCTTTGTCGGTTTCAAGACGTCGCTCACGTAAACGTAATTCTTTGCCGCCATCATAGCCATAAGACTGGACAAAGAAATAAATGTCACGCTTCCCGTATTCTTTCTTAAGACTTTCCATTTGAGCAATGACTTCATCAAATGTCTTATATTCAATTACGTCAAAGTCAATATAGTCATTAAGTTCAACATCTACGATTTGTTTCTGTATCATATTACACCGCCTTGCAAATTAAACCATGCGTTTGACAGCATGATTCCACATCGGTCAGGATACGTCTGAGTTCATCAATGTTGATTTTCAAAAACTGAATAGTCATATAATTAGCAACTTCTTGTTCAAGTGTAAGATCCTGTTCATCCCTGATTTTTATTGCGTTGGCAAGATACGATTCTTTGCCAGCAATTGTCTTTTGAAGATTATCGCGGACAATAGAGATATTCATTTCTGGTTCTTCATCATCTTTTTTAACTGTAAATCCATAGCCCCCACGGCATGAACCATCGTATGGTTGAATGATCACAAAGAATTTCGTTTGATGTTTTTCATTATATTGTGTATAAGCATATGAATGCGCTTTAGCCAAGTCATCTGATTCAAACAATACTTTGGTTATGTCATAACTCCAATAGTCATTAGGGTTAGAACACTCAAAAACCTGATAAAAACTTTTTTGAAATTTATTCATTAAAAATATCCGTTTCCAATAGAGTTAATCTTCTTCATTTGCTCTTCATATTGACGTTCGGCTTGGTTCTGTTTATGAACGAAGAAGTACAAGATAACCCATGCTATGCATAGACCAAAGAGCCACATAATTGGAACAGTCAAATCACAGTTTGTCATTTTCATCTTCCATGTTTAAGTACATCACATACGCTGCGTTTAAATCAATACCTAACACAACGAAAAAGATTAGCAAGAACTCGAGTGGTTTATTGACGATTGATATTTCAGCATAGCCAAGAAATAGTCCCAATAAAGCATATAGAATAATGCCTAAGTAATTTGTTTTTAGCTTTTTCATTTACATCTCTTGCAAGTAAAACACATCTTGGCCATTCCAAACATTACACATGTAATCTTTGTCGTTACATCTAAATGTCAGAATTTTAACACCGAACTTTGGTGGGTATGTATTGATAACAACAAGTTCAAAACCTGGATCAAATCCGGCGGCATCAGCTAACCAAAATTTATCTCGTAATTGCATACACCCAAGAATGGGATAGAAGTCTGTTGGAAGTTTGATCGTTTTCATTTCATAATCCCAACAGCAATAAATGTTAACAGAATAGAACAAAAGAATGGAAGTACTTTGAAAACCAACGCGCTTTGAATATTCTTTGTGCTAATTACTAGAGCAAAGATTGCCTGCAACGCAGCAATCACTAGAATAATGATTTCATTGTTATTCATTGGCGGGCCTCTTGTCTTCCTTGTTCGATTAATTTAATTGCGTACTCTTTGTCTTTAGGAGTTTCATCAGCAAGCATTTTATTGATTGTATCACGAATTTTTACAGCCGCTGAAGGCTTTGACTTTTCGTATTTGAAACCAATTTTTACGTAGTCGTTTTCAGCGTGTACCATTATTTGAACTCCACTAAAGTTACTGTACCGCCTTTTTTACCGACTTCATCGGCGAACCATTCAAGTAAGCCAATAATTTTTTGCGGATCACCTTTTGCTAAACCCATTCCGATGTAGGGGAAACCAAATCGTCGACCGGGATAACAGAACAGAAGTTTTTGCAGAATCAGTTCAAATGCGGTGTATTCAAATTCATCATCGCCTGTGCTCATTTTATATTGAGTATATGCATTAATGATATTAAAGCAATCGCTGTCAGTAAATACTACCTCATCTGTCCATGCACCGAGCTTAGTATAATCACCCCGCATAGTTTCGCTATCTGCGTTTGCAACGTGCGGGTATCGTTCGCGAATTTCTCGTGCAATACCACCACCCATTGTGTTGAAGCAATTGCATCCTTGAACGACGATATCAAAGTCGCCGTTCTCAGCCATGTCTAGTAAATTACCTTGTGCGTGTTTAAGCATTTTCATCTTTCTTAATCAATGGTTGTCATTTCAATGATGTACATCTTACATCCCGGATCAATTATATCAAGAACCGCAATAGCAGACTCACCTTGCATCGTGATCTTACGTGTCGCAGGGTGCTCCTTAAGAGGAATCCTATAATCGCATTCCTCGACGAACTCGGTTGGGCAGATATAGACTTGATATGTTTTCATAGATCAATTATAACCCAAAATTTTAACATTTTGCGCAAAAATGAAAAATTTCTTAATTATTTTACCAAATTTAGCAATTCGTCAATGTTGTACTGAAACCGGTTCTTCATTTTGACCAATGTTTCTTCCGGGACATTGTGAACATTACCAAAATCTCCTTGTGCAATGTACACAGACGGGACAATGCCGCGAGAAGAAGCAATCTCAAAATAAGGACGAAGTTCCTTAACTGTCGTGAATGTATTTGACACAACGACATTCATATCTTCATTAAGCCACTTGAGTGTCTCGTTTTGACACCATTTGTGAGCTGCTCCAATTTTAGAAATATCGAACTCATAGTTCGGACCCCAATATTGGTCGGTTTCTAGATGAATGTATGCCGGCTTCAGAGCCTTAGCAATTGTTGACTTACCTGACCCAGGCAAGCCACGAATTAAAATTAAGCGTGCCATTATTTCCCCATTGACTCAAGCAACATTTTCCATTTCTCTGACGGTGTAATTGTACTTTTGACCATTTCCTTCAAAAGTTCTTCATACCCTTTCGGATGATGGCCTCGGATGATTCCTTGTAAGGCCTTAGTTACCATTTCATTCAATGGGACTACAACTTGGCGTGTAGCATCCATTCCTACATCTAATGCTCGAGAACCCTCAAGTCCAGTTTTACCGCCATGCACATGGCCATGGAAGTGAACAGAACCTCTGTGCATTTGATCCCACTCCATAATAGGATAGTGAAACATGATCACACGATTTCCGTCAACAGTAATATGTTTATACGGAGTAATTTCAACAAAGCAATCAGTGAACTCTTTTTGCTTGATGAGTTTAGTGTCATGATTGCCAACAATCAATGTCTTCGTGCCGTTACATCGATTCAATAATCGTGCAGCAGTCAAATGACTACAGAATGCAACATCACCAAGAATGTATGTATGATCTTCAGGCTGAACGGTTTCATTCCACTCAAGGACGATCTTCTCATTCATGTACTCGACATTATTTTTAAAGCGTTCCCTTGACTCTGGGCAGAACTTCATAATGTTCTTGTGTCCGAAGTGGATGTCACTAGTAATAAAATCCCTCATGGGTTTTCCTTATATTCTTTAATTTGTTCTGGTGTCAGTGCCAGAACTTTTGTGATTAATTCTTGATCGGCTTCTTTAGCACCGTCAAATGTAATGAGGGCTTCTTTACCTTCATAGAGAGTTGCTTGGTCTTCACTGATTAGTACCAAACGAGTTTTATTTTTATCCATGATATTCATCTCTCAAAATTTCAATTGTTTCATTTAGTTGCTCAATCTCATGAGCAGCTTCATCCAATAGATTAGCAATTTTATCAGGTTTTCCTTCTATTACGGCTAATCGTCCAGGAATTTGTCTACGAATTTCAGCTCGTTTACGCAGGCGAAAGACTAAACTTTGTTCAGCTACTGGCAGATGTGATTCATCAATCATTTCATTTCCTCCGATTGATATGTGTACATTTTAAACGCGATCAACTTAAAGAAAATCAAACCTTTACAGGTATGCCCATCATAGTATGAATTTTCAATTCCAAACCACTTATCAGCCAATCCAAAGCCAATAGACCATTCTTCCCAGATGTGCCAGGGTTTGTTCTCAAAATATTCGTTCAACCAAATATCATACTTCATCTTGTACACGAAGTACAATTTGTTGTAATAAACATAAAAGCGTTTAGGTTTTTGCATTATTTCTCCAAGAACTCGCTAACCCACGTTAGTCGGGTTTGTTCATCCATAGCAGTGTACTCTTCAATGTTTGCCTGAATTGCATCAATCAATGGATAGTATTCTTCATCAATACTATTTTTGATATCAGCACGCATCAGTTTATCAGTGCGCGGATTGCGAGCAACAAACTTCTTAACCAAGTAATATGGTGACTTAATCTTTGTCGCAATTTTACCAGGACCGTAAATTACAAATCCTTCGTGCTTAACATGTTTAGCTAGGATTTCAATGTATTCCATTGGTGCATATACAACTGGCACATATTTAGCATTAAATTCTGTGCAGTCAAATAACTTTGTTGTGATATATGCTCCAAGTGTTTTATGGCGAGCACCTAACAAGTACATGCCTTCTTCTTCAGGAATGATATGTGGATCATTTCTATGTACACACTCAAACATAAATGTGTAATGTGAATTCTCAGAACATGTTTCACGATAACGTTGCAGATCTGGTTCAATTAATTCTTTTGCCATTTTCACGTAGTCAGAATCAATAGATCCAGTTGTTGATACTAGGATATCTCCTTTGTACCAAGTCACCGCAACCATGAAGCCATTTACTTTACGGTGAGCTTCAACTATTTCATCAGGGTGAATAATTGGTGCATTCTTCTCAACACCGTAATTGTAAATCTTTGTAAATGGATATGACACAATGTTGAATTCATCATCAACAATTAGTCCACGGCATTCTTCCAAGTATTCATTCCAAAGTCCATCATAGAATACTTTGCGCTTGTACTTTAATACGTGCAACCCATTTCCGCAATCCTTCATCTGAACAAGATTGCTTGTTTGCACATATTCCTTCAATTCATCTAAAGTCATTTCAATTATACCTTGTTAGTAAATCTTTTGCCCGCTGTTCAACATCTTTCATGTGAACATCCAATTTCTTCTGAGCAGCATTACGATCTTTCTTTTCTTTCTGCCATTCTTCCCAAAGCTCCAATGCTTTAGAACCTTTAGCTAAGATAGAACCTTTATATTGAACTTCTCTCATTGTTTTACCTCAATGATTTTATCTTGTTCGCCATAGTATGATACATACCTTGGTCCAAGATCTTTGTGACGTTTAAGATATGCTTCAGCCGCTTCACGACTTTGAGCTTTGACGATTACCATTTCTTGGTCAGTTTGTGACCATTCAATGTTAAAGATGTAATATTTCATAGTTATGTATGTTCAATGAGTTCAATGTTTGCCCGCTTTAGTGCCGATTGACATATAGGGCAGGGTTTAGCAATTACAGGATTTCCGTGTACATCATATCGTTCAACTTTTATGCGATGGGCCCTAGACCAATCTTTAAGTTTAACCAATGCTGCAATTTCAGCATGGAGATAAATTGCCTCTGGCCTTCCGGCCTTATTAGCAAGTTCTCTCTGATACGGATGAGTCTTCATATATGAATTCTCTCCAACCGATAGCACACGACCTTTCTTGTCATAGATCGTTGCTTTTATGTCGAATTTTCTGCGAAGTTTTGCCATAACTAAATTATAACACAACTCCATTAAATTTAGTGAAAGAAAAACCCCTCTGCAGAATAAATCTGAGAGGGGCCGTGTTAAAGATTATTTATTAATCTTTCTTGATGACGAATGCATACATTTCGCCAGCTTTTTTCATTAGATCGTCCATCGTATATGGAGTGTATGCTGTTTGCATTTCTTCTACAGTTTTCTTGCCCTGTTCAAACAATTTCTTAGTGAACTCAACATTCATTGCGTATTGCTTGTCCATGTAGTCCTTGGCCATACCAAGAACGTCTGAGCGGATTTCAAATGGGTTTTTGTTAGACATGATAATTTTCCTTATGTGATGTGTCTGTGTTGCCGAGCATTAAGTTTAAAATTCGTAGACGAAGCTCGGTCATTTCATCTACTAATCTACCGTATTCTTTAAAAATTTGATTGTTTTTCTCGAACAAGTCCGGATTTGACAACTCAATAGCTGCCACACGTTCACCATAACCACGTTCTTTTGTCTTTAATTTATTCTTTGCCGCTAAGTGCTGAATAACTTTGTTGTTCTCAATGCAGTGCATGTACACTTCATGAATGCCATGGAACTTTGCCCATTCTAACATTTCTTGGATTAGTTTATTACCAACACCTTGGCGTTGAACTGATGCATCAACACTAACAGCAAGTTCCCATGATTTGCCATCATAAGCCATGTGGCCGAAGCCATAGATGTTATGAGAGAAATCTACTGCTGCCCAAAGTTCATGATCCGTTGGGTGATAGACCATTTGCAAGATGAGTTGATCGATACCTGCATCACTCATGTTTGTACCGAAGCGGCTGTACTTATCTTCTTGGCTTAAAGCCTTTAAATGACTTGAGTATTCACTAATGCTATTTAGATCTACCTTGATGATTTTCATAATGTTCTCTGTGATGTGCTGTTTGTGTAAATATTGAATATGTCTGAATGTGAAAGATACCAATTTTACATCGTGTTCCTCGGCAGGTGGCTTCCTGCTTTACTGATTCACGCCCATGATACAAGCCAAACATATTCAATATTTACACAGTTGAGGATTCAACCTTGATCTCTTTGCTCTTCCGATTCTACTTGATTTATCCCAGTCATACTTTATGCCGTCAGGACATAAACCATCTTTGACTGAATCAACACCGAACATTCCGCAAACTTCAAAGTCTTTACCTTTGATTGTTACGAACTCATTCAATGTCTTTGCATATTGCATCGCTAAATCTAAATTTTCGAATTCTTTTTCTTTTATTTTATACACCATATAAAAACACAATCTCGGAATCAAGATCCTTTTCATCGCGCTGGTTAGGCTGCTTCATAGAGAGACTCAACTATTGACCAAGTTGCTCGAAGTCTTCTACCAATGATGATTGCGTTTTTATATGGTGCCTAGGGAGAGACTCGAACTCTCAATCCTCGCGGCGACGGCTTCTAAAACCGTAGTGTATTCCATTCCACCACCTAGGCATTTGACAATTTTTATTGCGGGAGAACTGTCGAAACTCTCTTTTATTAAATCATTGACCAATCGATAATTGTCTTACGATCAATTCTTCGTTGATCACCTTTACCATACTTTATTACCATAGCAACAATGCGCGGTACGATGTACAACTTGAACATATCGTCATTGTATTTTGATCGTTTTTCAACAGAAATATAAGGTTTACCTTTTAAGTAAGCTCTTGCTAATTCTGTGGCTCTTGCTTCATTACGAACGTTCCAACGTCGATGCGTCGATAAACTTTCTAGTTTAGTATTTAGTGCAAATGCTAAACCAACGTTCCCAAGTTTGTTATGATATTTAATTTGACCTTTGAGTTTGTCCTCTTCACATCGAATGATTTGAGGCTCTAAAGCTAAATGTTTTGATTTGATTTTTAGTTCCATACACATATTATAAATTCCTTTTGTTTAAATTATTAAAGATAAATTAAAAGAATTCATTATGGTGGATGAATCTATACGCGTGGAATCTTCTCCATGATATACTCCTTAGTATGTTGAAAGTGGTGCGCCTGACAGGAATCGAACCTGCTACAATCTGGTTTAGAATCAGTTGCCCTTACCTTATGGGCCTCAAGCGCAATTATTTTGTTTTTTCAGCAAGTTGTTTGTACCCAGCCCAACTTGGATGAATTTTATCTTTTTGCCAACGTGTATTTGTTAATATCACATCATTAAATTCCTGTGCCACTCGTTTAACATGTTTTACAGCGTCTGGTTTAGATTCTTCATTTGGTAAAATCCAATAAACATTTTTTGAGTGAATCTTAGTACGAATGTCCATTAATACGCCGTATGTGTCAGCTTTATCGTAATCATTGGTACTTAAGCTAATAATTACTGTTTGCGCTCGCAAATCTTTGTTACTGAACTTCTTATTCCATCCATGCGATGTTATACCGCTTTGCGCATAATCTACGCATTCTGGTCTGAACATTTTTGTACCAACCGCAATACTATCGCCTAAAATTAAACACTCTAACATGTCTTTCTCGCAATTCTCAAATTTATTTATCTTGGTGCCCAAGGTCGGATTCGAACCGACACTCCTTTCGAAACTGGATTTTGAATCCAGCGCGACTACCGATTTCGCCACTCGGGCTATATTAAGATGTACTGTCCGAAACTCACCTATGTTTCGCGTTCTCCCCGCAATCCAAGTTAGCGTGAAGGTAGGTTGTCGAGGCAGGATAATTCTAGTAAACACGCTAATGAATACTAGTCCAGCGACAATACATTTTAATATAGCATGATAAAACTCATTGTAGGCAGGGCTCGAACCTGCATTCACCTCCATAATGAGGCTTTCCTAACCAATTAGAAGACTACGAGTTTGCCGAGGTCATGACTCCCGACTATGGTCTGGGT